ACGACAGCGGTGTCCCTTTTGGAGGGACTGGTCAATACCATTTCGAAGGCCATAGGAGTCGATCAGATTAACCTTTTGGAAACGAGCATAACGGAGGTTGACGCATGGCGTGAGGACGCCATCAACTTCTGCAATGGCCATTCGAAAGCGAGTATGAGTGCAGTAACTAAGAACGAGTGCGACGTGCTGTACCAACGGTATTGTCGCCTTGTAGCGAAGTTCCCAACTGGGAAGGTTTCGAATGTCATTCGTATGGCGTGCGGACCCCTCGTGAAGGACATAGACAGGATTAGACAGGAGTTTTCAGTTTCCGGCATAGGCTTGAATCAGGCCAAACCACGACCATTGTGGGTACACATAGTAGGAAGCCCGGGAGTTGGAAAGAGTCTTTCGATGATACCCGTTTTCCGACGGATTTTGTTGAGAGACATGCAGGCCAATGGTGCTACAGTAGAACAGTTACAGGACTTGAAGTCAGGATCTTATGACCATGCCTACATCATTAACTCCTTCGAGGAGTATATGAGTGGGTACAGAGAGAATTTTGCAGTGCTTGGGGACGACTTCGGTCAGTTCCTGCACGCGAAGGGAGATCCTGGAGAGTTTAACAAGTACTTTGTGTTTGCTGGAGAATTTCCGGCGAACGTGACGATGGCGGACCTCGCTTCGAAGGGTAACACCTATGCGAGGTCACGTTTCATTTTCACGACGTCCAATTTGACGATCAAGCAGTTGGACGCACAATTGAGAGAGAATATATTGACAACACCAGAGGCGATGCTGAGGAGGATGGACATGATCTTCTACTGCTATCCAGCGGAGAAGTATCGTGTTGATGGTTGGGAGGACACAAACGACCAACTTGCATATCGCCTTGACCCGAAGAAGTTGCCGGTTGGCGATGGATTTGTGTCAGATGCGATGGTTTTCCAGCGGATGCGTCCGGTCTGGAAGAACGGTAACATTGACCGAGTTGATGGAGAAGCGAGGTTGCAGAACCTTGACATGATGACGAACAATGTTTATCGTGAGTTTGGGATTCGCATGGCACAGTCTGAGGCATACGCAAAGAAAATTGACGATGACTTTTGTCGAGAGGTCGACGAAGCCATTGCCGATGCTGAGCGTCTGCGCGGACGTGGACATATGCAAGCGATACCCGAGGAGAAGGAAAAGAAGGAGAAGGAACCGGCAAAGGGTGAGACATCGCCCCCACCGGAACCATTGTCCCTTGAAGGAGCTACACACATACCAGATGACCAGCAACGGTTTTACTGGAATGTCAAGGCAAGAGCGAGAGACATGAAGCCTGAGTCCCCTCAGCTGAATGAGAGTGATATTGAGTATGCTGAGAGGAACGTTGAGGTTTTCAAAGAGGACACGGAGTTTGCGCTTCAGTTGATTGAGGTTTTGGGCAAGATGCAAATTGAGCCCGAGCGCCTTAAGACATTGGTTGCGAAGCTACAGGCCCCTGTTTCACGGGAGGAGATAGATATACGGATACATACGTTGCTCACGCGAGCACTTTCACAGGTGTTTGCGGGGCCGCTTGATGACCGTATTGTGTGGACGATGGTGGGTTCTACCTGCCGTCCGTCTTACACTTCGATGATGGATTTGCCCGGAAGAGACGAGGCTTGGTTGACTCTTGTCTGGCCCATAAACAAGGAGCGGTGGTGTCATTACTACCGCACAAAGAAGTTGGAGCTAGAGAAAGAGAAGCCACAGGACCTGGCGGAACAGTTGGAAGCTGAGACCATGATGGAGAGGTTGAAGAAGAGTGTCACCAAGGCAGCAGAGAATGTTAAGAACATGTTTACCGCTTACTTTGAGTTTACAGGATGGTGGGGGATTGCAGCCCCCGTCATCGCTGGAACGCTCTTAGTTGGAGGCATAGCGTGGTGGTACTTGAGTGGAGACACTGAGGTTGAAGGAGAAGGACATTCTGCTCACCGACCGATGGCGAGCAAGAAGAAGGCGAC